GTAGAATGCTCTCTGGATAATTTAACCCATACGCACCTCATGTATATTGAATTCAATATACAGTTCAGTTCAACAGTTATAGGTTGGCCTGATGGATTAGTTCCTTGAACAGTACACAAATCATTATTCACCATTAAACATGGCAATGAAATGTCTGTAATACAGGATTTCATAATGATAATACTATTGTTATCATATCCACACTCTTTGGCAAAATCTATCAGGACTCCCAGTCCCACTTCAATATCCAAAGAATCCATATACTTATCATATTTACTGTAATCTCCGGCAACTATACGAGTTGGACCGAATCTTGTTAGTTGTTTAGCATATGTTCCCCATCTGGATGATCTGTGATTAATTCCTACTGCCATCTCAGATTCTTCGGTGTCTCGTAACAATTCTATTAATGGTAGGAAATATTGCCTTACAACAAGGCACCACGCCATTGGTGCACACGAAAACAATCTAAGTTTCCCTTCTCTAACTTTTTCCGCAGCAGTAGCTTCATCTTTAAGACTACCTTTAAATATGGGACTCACTGTGCAGCCTTTCTTATACTGATCTAAAATGACATCATACTGTACTTGCAATGTATTAGGCAAAGCCCAATCATCAGTGCTTTTTCCATCCACATAAACTGGAATTAACATTTCCTTTTTAGGTGTAAAATAAGGATAACCTGTACTTGTTCGCATGTTTATCCTGTGGATGGATTTTGATCCATCAATACCATTGATAGCCTGATGAAGCGTTAGAGGTTTTACTTCTGAAGATAATTTTACAATTCTGTTTCTATACATTTCAACCGCTAAGTTGAAAATATCTCGCGGAATTGTTGGGTTTTCTCCGAACACGTGAAGTAAATTATTTCGAAAAGGATCACTTTCCCATGTCTGCTGTCTTTTGAAAATAGGTTTTTCAAATCTGAAGCCTGTAAAACTTTCCACTTTCTCTGCGGTTGGCATTCTAACTAGTTTTGACTTAACACTTGATTGATGGTGTTTGAACGTTCCATGTACTCTAGCAATTCCTCCATGAATAAAGTTATATCTGCTACGCTCATGTAATTCAGATAGTTCCCACTGATCTGGAAAAGGCAATTCATAAAATTCATTTCCATGCGATACGTATGCCTCTGGAAC